GTATAGCTATCATAACGTATTTATTATATCAATAAATAGAAGACAGGGACTCTATAATTTTTAGCTAAATGGCTCGTCAGGGAATATTTACTGGATTCACACCGAACGATGGACTGGGAGATTCCCTCGCCTTGGGTGCTAGTAAGGTAAACGCAAACTTTACGGAAATATATACTACCTTTGGTGACGGAGATAATCTTAGTGCCAATGCAGGGAGTGCTGGTACTTGGACTAAGGCAGGGAACACAGGAATATACACAAGTAAGAACGTAGGTATAGGAACAACTCTCCCCACAGCAGCTCTGTATGTATCAGGAAATGCTCAGTTAACAGGTATCACAACTGGAACATTTGTTGGAGATGGATCTGGTCTAACTGGTGTTACTGCAACAGGTTCTGGTGTTGTCATTAAGGATAGTGGTGTTCTAGTTGGTGTTGCACAAAGTATTAATTTAGATAGAAATTTAGATGTTACACAGGCATTTGGTGGTAACGTCACAGTTTCTGCTGCTGACACAGTAGGATTTGCATTTACTTCTGGATTTTCTACTACATCTGGGTATGCAAACGTTGCTGGAGTATCTACCACATCAGGAACAGCTGGGTTCGCTGACACAGCAACACTGGCACTGACTGCAAACTTTGCCACAGTCGCTGGTATCGTAACATACGCATCATCATCTGGTGTATCAACCAACTCAGGAGTAGCCGAGTATGCAAAGGTGGCTGGTGTTGCAACATACGTTGCCAATGCAGGGTTCTCAACCATGGCAGGGTATGCACACACAGCTGGTATTGCCTCAGTCGCACAGAATTTAACAGGAACTCCATCAATAGTTGTTGATAATGTTAATGGTACTGGAATTGTAACCTTCCCAGGCCAAGGTAGTAAGATGCGTTTTGACTTTGACGCAACAGGTGATCTACCTACTGGTACAAGTTGGAGAGGTATGTTTGCATGGGCAAACAATACTAAGACTGCTTATGTTTCCAGTGGAACCACAATGGGTGGTTACAATGGTTGGAGGAAGATTCTACATCAAGACATGTATGGCAACTACTTTACTGTAGGTGTCGTAACTGCATCTAAGTTTGCTGGTGATGGTTCTGAACTTACTAACCTACCATCAACAGATAGTATATGGAGATCAAACTCTACTGGTATTCATACTTTAACTAACATTGGTATTGGTACTACTAACACAGAGGGATATAAACTTAACGTACTAGGTAACTTCAAGTTACAAGGCAGACTGGACGGAACTGCAACAGATAATGTTTTACCTCACTTATGGTCAACTTATTCATCTCTACCAGCAGCAGGGATAGTTCATGGTCAATTCGCACACGTTCATGAATTCGGAAAGGCATACTATGGTCATAAGGAAGAGATAACAGTTCAAGTTTCAGTCGGTACAGACACAGTTAATGGTCAAGCAACAGGTGTATTCTACTTTGATGGTGTAGAAAAACCAGACCAATTCCCCATAACAAGAGGGGCGACTTATCTGTTCGATCAGAATCTGGCTTCAAATGCCAACTATAATAATCAGGCTCACCCACTCATGTTCAGTCTAACTGAAGATGGAGACTTGGTGCCAGGTGGAGCTCACTATGATCCTACTACTACAGTTTACAGACTAGATGGTGTCGTCAAAACTATGGCAGAGTACACCAGTGGTTTTGCTACTGCTACTACTAAGACTGTACACTTTACACCTCCAGCTGATGCACCTAACACACTTTGGTATTGGTGTCACTTCCACACAGGTCAAGGAAATAGATTAGCACTCAATAATAATGCTTTAGGGTGGAGAGAACTTGTCAATAAAAATGCCGATAACACTGTAGGAACAGGAACTGAACACTATAGAATTGGTGTTGTGACCGCAACATCATTCTCTGGAGATGGTTCTGGTATAACTGGAATAGGAGTCACATATACGGCAGTAGCTGGAATTGCAACTTTAGCAAGAGGACTAACTGGAACTCCAAACATCAATGTCGGTATAGTAACTGCATCTAGTTTTGTTGGTGATGGTTCTGGACTAACTGGTGTTACTGCTTCTGGTACAGGTATTATAATTAAAGAAGGTGGAACCCTTGTAGGAACCATTGGAACCGTTGACTTCGGAACTGGTTTAAGTGTTTCCCCAGCATCTGCTGGTGTAGTGACTGTGACCTCATCAGGTGGTGGTGGAGGCGGTGGTATCTCTGGTATGGTATATCAAGAGGAAGGATCTACCGTTGGTACTGCACAGACAGTTAACTTTATTGGTGCCGCATGTACAGTAACATATGGTGGTGGAATTGCGACTGTTAACTTAGCAGGAGCAGTTCCGTTTACAGGTGCTGCTGCACAGATTACTGCACTTGATATTACACAGTATGAGACAGCATATTCATGGGGCGATCATGCAAGTGCTGGATACCTTACAAATATCAATGGTTCAAACTTAGGTGATCTATCTAATGTTTCTAGTAATTCTCCAGGCACTAATCAAGTATTAACATGGAGTGGTTCTCAATGGGTTCCAGCTGATGGCAGTGGAAGTATTTCAATTCAAGAAGAAGGAACCACTGTAGGATCTGGTATAACAACAATCAATTTTGTTGGAGGATCAATAAGTGCAACTGCCTCTGGTGCTGGAGCGACCATTACAGTTACATCAGCTGGTGGTGGTGGAGGTGTATCAACAACTGGATTCGGAACATACACTGCAGCTGCTGGAGTAGAAACCCAAATTGATTCATGGTCTAAGGTTAGTTACTCTGGTGCAGAGTATACGTTTATGATTGGTCTAGGAACATATAGACAATCACAAAAAGTTCTCATCATGCATGATGGAACTACAGCGTTCTCACAAGAATATGGCATCATGTTCTCTCCAGAACAACAGGTGTCTATTGCAGCAACTATGAGTAGTAATAACGTCGTGGTTAAATTCACACCAGAGGCAGGGATATCTGGATTATCCACATACCGATTCGTCAAGACTTACATTGAGAGCTTATGATCCATACTAGCACAAATACTCTTGATAGGGCAGGGTTGGCTGTTAAACCAACTGGAGCCGATGAAAAGAAAGCATACTCTATCAAATGTTACACCAAAGAGGATTGGGTTTTTATTCATGAAGAACTCAAGAAAGATGGTTCATTAGAAGATAACATCCCTGATCCATCTATTATTGTCACAGATGAGAAACTTCATAGTGACACTAGAGGAACTTACATGTTGACTGATGCGGAAGCAGAGGATCTAAGAAAACATGAGAAAGTAGAATTCGTAAACATAGATTACTCAGCATATCCAGGCAATTATGCTCCTGATCCTAAAGATGTAATTACTGGTGTTCAGAGATTTGATAGATTCGGTAAGTCAGTATCAAATTATAGAGCATTTAATACTGCCCCATCAACACCACCCACATCTCAGGCTGGTATTGGTGCATCAGATAAAAATAGAACTGGTTATCAAATACTAAGACACACACAGAAAGAAAACCCTTGGGATGCAACATCCACTGGCATTAGTGGATCTGATCATATTATACTTGAAAGAAGAATATTTCAGTTAGGTGATGGAACTGGAGTAGATGCAGTGGTGGCTGATGATGGATTCTGGGTTGCACATCCAGAATTTGTAACCACTGCCGATGATCCTGTAGGATGGTCAACAGGAAATGTATTGACATGGAGTGGCATATCTACAACACCAGGCACATCTGGTGTTCTAGATCTGGTTCTTGATGCACCATATTATATTGATCCAGATTTTTTCAATAACAATCCATCTCTATTAACACAACGTTGGGATGGCACAACAGTTCCTACAGATTCTGCTGCAAGATCATGGTGGTCTGATGCAAGCCAAAGATCAGTAGGATTCTCAACAATAGGAACTGTGACAGGTATCAGTACGTTCTATACTAGAGCAAGATGTAATGGTAGTAATACCGCAAAGGCAACTAACTTTACTGATCATGGAACTCAATGTGCTGGTCAAGTATTTGGTAAGAACTATGGTTCAGCATACAATGCCAACAAGTGGGTAATCAATAGTATCGGTAGTTATAATGCTGGAATCAATGACAATGGACAATTTGACATACAGAAAATTTTCCATCTATACAAACCAAACTACGACAGACACTCTGCAATAACTGGTAAGCAAAATGATGATAGGAATCCCACACTGTCAAGTAATAGTTGGGGTTATAGATCTACTTCTTGGCAAACAGACGCTTGGTATTGGTACAGACCAGCAAACGTAAATGGTGTAACCGCTACTGGCCAATATACTGTTGGAACTGAACCAGCATTTATTGATACACTAGGAGTCGCTGGTGATGGTGGTAGAATGAAAGGTGAAATGGTAGATAACTCTACAACTGCAAGTGGAAAAGAAATGTCAGATGCTGGTGTGATATTCGTAGCTGCTTCTGGTAATAGTAATCAAACTCAAACAGCTCCTGGCAGTCCAGACTTTGATAACTACTGGCATGAAAGTAGTGAAACTGGAACTTTAGCATCTGCAACTCATTTTGAATTTGGTTTACAATGTTATAACACATTCAATAGAAGAGGATGGCCACAGTCATTAGGTAAAACTACATCTGGATTATCTACTGCTGGAACTGAATATGCAGCAATCAATGTTGGTGCGTTGAATGATCAAATTATTCCTGGCGGGTATACTGGTAGAAATACAGATTATAAAGAAACAATAGTAGAATATAGTGATAGAGGAACAGGAATTGATGTTTACGGTGCAGCTGATGATACGCTCACAGCAGATGGAGAAAATACATCTCAGACATATGTTCACCCAGAAACATATACTGGATTAACATTGACTCCATATGATATTGATTTTGGTGGCACCAGTTCTGCATGTCCTACAGTTGCTGGATGGATCACTACTAAACTTCAATATAATAGAGACTGGACTTGGAGAGAAGTAAAGGATTGGCTTAAGAATCAATGCGGAACACAAGACCCATCTAGATTTTATTATGGAGATGACATCACATCTTTCAGTGATACAACTCAACAGTGGGAAGATTATCACTCACTTCAGTCCTATGGACAAGGCCCTGTTGTGATATGGGATGCCCCTACTGGTTCACCCAATGAACCAAAAAAACCTGAGATCAAAATTATAAACTCACCCAATTTAAAATTCAGTGGTGGAGTTGAGATAAAGTTCTCCTAATAAATACTAAAAAAGACTAGCGCAATGGCAGAAAAATCGTTTGGTGTAAAGGATCTTAATATAGTTGGAGCAAGTGGCGACCCAACTATAGAGAGTAACGGCGACCTAAATTTAAAAGCTGGTCAAGTTGCAATCCAGACTAATACCACAGTCACAGGAGTAGTTACTGCATCTGGATTTGTGGGTGATGGATCAGGACTTACAGGAGTTACTGGTTCTGGTTCTGGTATTATAGTTAAGGATGGTGGATCAACAGTTGGAACTGCTGGGACTATTGACTTCGGCACTAACTTATCTGTGTCTCCAGCATCAGCTGGTATTGTTACAGTAACTTCCACACAACTTACTACTGAGGAAGTTCAAGATATCGTAGGTGGTATGGTTGATGGTGGAACTGAAACCAACATCTCAGTAACATATGACGACAGTGGCGGAAAACTTAACTTTGTTGCTTCTGGAGGATCTGTCCCTGCAAACAGTACCTTTGATACTGTAGATGTTGTGGGTATTGTAACTGCTGGTAGTTTTGTTACTGACTTGATAGATGCTAGTGGAACCAGTAGAGGATTCTGTACTAGATATTATATAACTGCTAACGGTTCTTCTTCATATAGTATGGCAGGGCCTGGGCAAAGAAACTCTGTAGGAAATCCAACTCTTTACTTGATGAGAGGTTTCACATATATGTTTGAGAACTCTACTGGTGGTTCACACCCATTCCGTATTCAATATACAGGAACAACTACAGGTGTAGGAACATATGTCAGTGGATCTCAAACAGGAGTACAGATATTTACAATACCACATGATGCACCGCCAAATTATGAGTATCAATGCACTGTGCCAGGCCACGCTGGTATGAAAGGTTCATTTATAATCCCTAGTTAATATGTCACCTTTAGCATTTGGAATGGGGAAGTCAAAAGGAGCAGACTTTGACTTCGGAATATTTCACTCAGATAAGTTACAATTCTATTGGAACTGGACTGACGGAAAAGACTTTGATCTTAGGTGTGAGTTTATCAGACCTACACAATTAGCTGGCGTAACAGTAGGACATGGAAAGACATCTTTGATAACAGATGGTGGTGGATCACAGGTTTATATGAAATGGGGTGGAGATAATAACACGGATACAGCAGGGTATGAAGGAGTATATATTGATATAGACAGACTAAAAGCAGTCGCTGGAGGATTAACCGATAATACTATAGAACTAGATTTTAGAGGCATATGGTATGCTGAGGTTGGACTAAATCCTGTCACTGTTACAGCTAGTGGTTACGAAGGTGGTGTCATGACTCTCGAAGATGAGACAGCAAACGTGCCTGGATATGGTTTCATAAACACTGGATATGCAAAATCCTTCCCAGATTTTAAAGAGTGTATACCACAAGTGGTGTCTTCCACAAATAGAGAGGATAATGGACAGAGAATAGCAAGAGCAGTTATAAACTTAGATACATATAGACTTACTTTTTTCCAAAATTAACTGAGTATAAATACGGCTAGAAAATAGTGGGAAATCACATGAAAAGATTCTTACCTATAATTATGCTTTTGATGGCGGCTCCCATGTCAGCTAGAGCCGACTTGATTCACAGATTGACTACGAGTACACAACTCAGCGTGGATGGGGCAGCGACTCAGGCTTCAAGAATTGGTTCAACCTACAGTGTAAGTGGTAACAATATCACCGCTGGTACTATGGGTGGACTCACCAAAGCATCTGGTGACAATGCAACAACAGCAGCTGCAACACAAACTCAAGGTGCATACTCAGTTACCACAGCAGGCTCAGCCTTCAGCCTTACTGAGTCATTCACTATGGGCGACGCTGTTGCACCAATCGGAACTGGTGTTGACGTAGGATCAGGTATTGTTGCTGACATGCCTGCATTTGGTAACGTAACTACTCAAAGTGGTGGCGTGGCAGGAAGTCTTGCTGGTACAATTACCTCAGCGGGAGTTATGACACTAACAGCTGGCGGGGCGGGTACTACGGCTACTGGCCAATTTGTGTCTGAAATCAGCGTAGAATAGCAGACTAAATAAAAATGAGGAAAGTAGTCGCTACGGTAGCATTGTTTTCGCTGGCAACTCCAGTGATGGCAGTGCCCGTAGTGCCAAACTTCCAACAGGGCTCTATGACTTCCCGAACGGAAACTCAATCCACCGTGACGGAGACCATAAATTCAATTGATATGAGGACAGGATGGGAATACTCAGTGACGGGCACAAACGTTTCCAACAATGGAGAGGCTTTGAACCCACCAGTGAACAAATCAACAGTAAACGTGACACCAAGCAGTTCAAGTGGAGCAGCGGGAGGAAACGTCGTAACAGGAACAGTAACAAGTTCGTTCGATTCCTTAGACTTTTCAAGCCCAACGAACTTCACGATAACAAATCCAGGCGGGGCCTTCCAATTCACTCAGAGTTATCAAGGGCCAGGCATGACCAACCAGACCATAATACAGAGGGTCACTCAAATCCAAAGCGTCACAGACACAACTTCAACGTTTACCCAATAGCTTTATGTCTAACACAGATTGTACTTGCCCCTGCCACACTGGCGGAGAATGTAGGGGGTGTGAGTGCAACAGCCAATCCAATAGCAAATAGTTCTGGCTCGGTTACGAATCAAGCTATACAGGTGCTACAGGGCCCATATATAACCAATACTTACGGTGGTGGCGTGCAATGTCAAGGATCTACATTGAACTTCACACCCTATATCCAGTTTGCAGATTCTAGAAAAGATCCTTGGGTAGACAGTTATTTGGAACCCCAGTACGACATGACTGATTTTACTGGTCGTACAACACAACAAACTATTACAGTAAAAAACTATCCTTGGGAGTCATGGTATGACACAAGGACTAAGGCAGATGGAACTAGATGGTTCCCAGATGGTGAAGATATGGAAATTACGGTAGATGTAGATGGGCCTGATGGCAGACCAGATAATCCTGGCGTTGTCTTATGGGATAAACCTGTTCGTACTGATATGACAGCAAACCAATCATTGAATATTGGTTTATCTGCCACACTTTCTATTCCTATGAATAAGAAGTTACAGAAACAATGTATGGAGGCAGCACAACTACAGAATGATATGCAAGGTCAACTCATTGCAAACAAGAGATTGGACTTTGAGATTGCAAGACTCAAGAACTGTGGCGAATTAATAAAAACTGGCATTATGTTCCACCCCAAATCGCCATACTATTCTATATGTGCCGACGTAGTAGTTACAAATCCTGGCGGACAGTTGTTGCCTCACGAACATGTAATACCACAACCTGAGTGGGATAAACCCAAAAAAGTTAGCACAGACGCTAGTGTTCTAAAAGAAATATCTATCCCTTAGGCTTTATAGGAGGAAGACCTTTCTTCTCACGATATTTGTTTGTCATGATATCGTTACGAGTAAGTCTTGCCTCTTTTTTACCAAGTTTTTTCTGTAAAGTCTTCCATAATTTCGTAATTACAGGTTTAAAAACTCGTAGTAATAATGGTGTGGCAGCTGCACCAGCCGTAGCCACAACTGCGATTGCGACTGTAGTGGTGGTCTGATTTACAGAAGGCAGAAATTTCTCAACAGCAGTGGTAGGTTCATATAATGTCTCACAAATATTTACTTTAGGGTTGTTCGGATCAGGTATTAACTGATGACCAATTACTCTCTCGTCACCAGCCTGAGTTATGTCACCAACTCTTAGGTTAGCAGGGCCTGGGCAAGGAACTTCCTTATCTTCTTTTGGTGTTTCGGGTGGTGTTGTATCTGCATCGGGTGGCGCTAGTGGTTCACCTGTGTCTACACCACTAACTTGTTGTTCTGGTTCTCCATAAACAGTCTCCCAAGTAAGCTCGTTAGCACGATAATCGGGTGGGTCATAATATGGCATACCACCATCACACAAAACAACATTCTGATCAGGGTCATCATTTACTAGACTACTACTTTTATTACTTGGATTTGATGCGTTCTCTTTGTGCATCTTGGCACATCCTGGCATCTGTACAATAGGAACTCCTATGTTTACAGTAACAGGAGGACTCCAAGGAATTGCCTGTGGAGGAGTTCTCATCCAAGGCCTGTTTATAGTTACAACACTAACATCTCTAATATTAAGGGGAGGAATGTATTGCAATCCACCATTAATAGTATAGATGTTTGGGATATTATTTGTTGGCATTTGGAACTATCAACCTCAAACCTTTGACAGGGCCAGAAGTTTTTGGCCATGCTTCTTCTAAAGCAGAACGAACTTCTTCTCTAACTACTTTTCTTATTTGTTCTAGTTGTACTTCTTGTCTTTTTGCAGGGCCATCTGTGAGATTATCAACAACAGCACCACCACCTACTATCGCACCAGTTCCAACAACTGCTGCTGCACTTCCATAGGTAGCAATTTTTTGTAAGTCCATCATTCATCATCCTTGTATCTTTCAAGTTCGTTTTGATAGTGTTGCCATGTAGCACCACTGGTAGAACCTAGACAAGGATTAATGCAATCGGGATCTTCAATCACGTTACAAACCAACCCTGCTAAGTCATGAGGGCAGGCTTCTTTTCCTGATTCACGCCAATATAATTGACCGTCAATCCAAGTAGCACCGCACTCATTACATACCTTGAGCATTAGAAACCTAATGGTAACACTGGTTCTGTTGGGGCATCTGGTGCTGCCATGGGGTTGGATGGTGATGGTAAACCTAGACCACCTCCAGCTAAACCTTCAAGAGCTCCAGTACCAGCTCCGTCTCCAAGTATTCCACTCATTCCGCCTGGCATTACAGATTCCATTATCTTGCCTTTGACGTTTTCGATAATCGCATCCTTGCGTATGAATACATACCCAACAGTACCAACGACGGTGAGAGATATAACACCACTAGCAATAGCGATTCCATTTACGATTT